AAGAACAAGGCTAAATTCTATTTTCCAATGAGCAAAAAAAAAATACATAAAATAAAAGAAGCTGGAAAAGAAACATTAGTTTTCTTTTGTGAAGGGTGTAATGATAATCATAGTGTAATAATTAAGGGTTCAAATTGTCCAATATGGGCATGGAACGGTTCAGAAAAAACACCAACCTTTAGTCCATCGGTTAGGGTTAGATATGGAAGCAATCCACAAAGTAAGATGTGCCATTTCTATGTTAGGAAAGGTATCATTGAATACTTGCATGATTGCACACACAAGTTTAAGGATTCAAATATTCCACTAAAAGAATTTGACTTATGGGATTAGACAAATCAAATATAAGAGATGAAATAAAATCAGCAATGAATGCGGCTGTTTCCATTCAGGACCCAGATAAACAATCACAAGCTATTGATGATTGGGCTGAATCAATAGCTAATACAATCGTTACAGCTATCCAAGAAGGTATAGACAGCGCGCAAGTGACACTTGCCCTTACTTCACCATCTGGACCTGTTACAGGAACAATAACAATAACAACACAAGTTCAAGATTGAATCCAAAAGAATTAAATACCAAAGAATGGAGTATCAGCACCAAAAATTTCGGTGAATTGGTTACTGATGAACAAGATATAAACCAATGTATTAATATTATTTTTTCCACTCAAAAAGGAAGTGATCCATTGCGCCCAAATTTTGGAACTGATATTCAATCCTTTGTTGATTTGCCAATCAATCAATTAATACCATTGGTAAAAAAAGAACTAATTGAACAAGTAAGTAGATGGGAAAAAAGAGCATCTATAAAAAGTATATTGCATGAAATAAATGATAATCAAGTAATTTTTTCAGTAAATTGGATTGATATAAGAAATAAAAATTCATCTTCCACTAACTTATCAATTCAATTACAATGAGTACAGAACCATCATTTATTGAAAGAGATTCAGAAAAGATACTTAATGAAATAATTGTTCAATATGAGCTTGAAACAGGTAAATCATTAGAACCGGCACAAGCTGAAAGATTGCTTTTAAATGTCGTTGCTTACAGGGAAACTTTATTACGTTCTAAAATTCAAGAAGCAGCATTAAAGAATTTAGTTTCATTTTCATCTGCACCCGTTTTAGATTATTTAGGTGAAATTGTGGGTGTATTCAGATTGCCGGCGCAACCCGCAAAAGCAACAATAGAATTTACTTTAGTGGATGGGCATACAGGGGTTACGATTCCAGAAGGAACAAGAGTTCGTTCAGAAGATGGAAAGGCTATATTTCAAACAGAATCAAGCGAAATTGTTTCCGTTGGTATAGAAACCGTAAACATAGAATGTGAATCTATTTCATTAGGCACACAAGGAAATGGGTTTGTTTCAGGGCAAATAAATACGATTCTTGATCCAGAAGCTTTTATGGTATCGGCATCAAATATTGAAGAAACAGCCGGTGGTGCTGCACAAGAATCAGATGATAGTTTAAAGGAAAGAATTAAGTTGGCGCCGGCTTCATTCAGCACGGCAGGTTCAAAAGATGCTTACATATTTTTTACCAGATCGGCAAATTCAAATATAATTGATGTTGCTGTTACAAATCCAATCCCTGGAACTGTTAATATTTATCCCTTGGTTGAAGGCGGTATTAGTACACCAAGCCAAGTAATTGAACAGGTAGAAGCTATATTAAGTGATGAAAAAATACGTCCATTAACAGATACAATTGAAGTAATTTCACCAGTTCAAAAATTGTATAGTTTAGAAGTAGATATTGAAATATTCAATTCTTTTGTTTCTGAAAATGTAAAGTCAAATGTAGAAGATGCATTAAATGATTTTTCAACGGAAAGACAAGGGAAGTTGGGATTAGATATTACAAATAGTAAAGTTGTATCTGTTTCTATGATTGATGGCGTTCATTTATCAAATGTTAGAATTTTAGATGATGAAGATAATGAAATTGAAGAATTAGAAGTTTTAGAAACTGAATTTGCTAAATCATCTGATATTACCGTAACAATTACAGGAACAACAGATGGATGACAAGGTTCTTGGAACGGGTTTATTAGGAGCTTCACACTTAGAATCAATTGAATCTTTGATAACTAAAAGATTCAATGAAATACCTATTGATAAGCTGTTTATTTATCTAATAGATGTGGTTGATGAAGGTGCATTAGAATTGTTGGCAAATCAATTTAATGTAGGTGGTTCCAAAGGATTTAGTTTATTAGAAACGACACAAGAAAGAAAAGATTTAATAAAAAGGGCAATTGAATTAAACCGATTTAAAGGAACTCTTTTTGCCTTGAAAGAAGTGATTAAATTAGCAGGTTTTGGTTCGTTAGATATTAAAGAAGGATTTGGGCAATTTCATAACGGAGAAGCAAGGCATAATGGGAAAATAAAACATGCTGGAAGAATTGGGAATTGGGCAAATTTTAATTGTACAATAACTTTACCAGAAGATTATGAAGGCGCTATAAGCCAAGAAGAAATTAATTCAATATTATTACTAATAGAAAATTATAAAAACGCTCGATCAACTTTGATTGAATTAAAATTTATATATTCTAATGCATCAAGTTTACCAGAAGGCGAAGAAAACAATTTTATCTTATTTGATGATGAAAATGAAACAAATAACTTCACATTAATTTAATATGCCATTTTCAGGATCCGGATCAGGAACAGTTGGAAATCCATACCAAGTAACAACACTTGCACAAGTTTATGAAGTATTTGACGACTTAGCCGCCAATTATCTACAAATGAATGATATTGATGGTTCTGAAACTGCAAGTGGAAATGATACATTAAATTATAATGGGCCAAAAGGATGGGTTCCTTTAGACGCCTCAACCTTTTCAGGTGTATATGATGGCGGTGGATTTAGCATCACAAATATGTATTGTAATGTAAGTGAATTCACAAGTGAAGGTGGTTTATTTTATATAGTAACCGGGGAAGTAAAAAATATTACAATTGAATGGGATTTTGATAGTGATGATACCTCTGGTCCAACTTTTAAATCACATTCAGGTGTTTGTTTTAGGGCTTCTGGTTCTGCTTCTTTCACAGACATAAACACTAAAGTTTTTTGTACAAATGGTGATTACATATTCAAAGTTGCTGGTATTGTTAATGATATACAATCTGGTGGAGTGTCTTTATTGCGGTGTTTTACAAACGTAAACATAACAACAAGCAATGGAAGGGTAGCTTCGATTGGTGGTATTGCAAACACAGCAAGGGAATACAATATGACTGATTGCGGTTCACAACTAAGTGTTGTTGCTGAATCACCATCTATTACTTGTAATACTATCGGCGGTCTAGTTGCCCTTTCTTATTCAAATAATGCGCCACAGCCAACAATAACTGAATGTAAAGTTAATATTTTTGTTGATGTATCAAATAATGGAAGTTATATAGGTGGAATAATTGGAAACACGCAAAACGGGCTTGCTTATACACGTATTCAAAGAAGTTGGGCTTTTGGAAAAATAATAGGAAAATCCATTTTAGGCGGTATTTGTGGAAGTGCAAGTGAACTTCAAGGATTTGATAATTGGAGTAAAGTTGATATAACATCAAATGATGCCACAGATACCAAAAGTGGTTTACTTGCTGGATTGGCAGCTTCTGCAAGTGAAACATTTTTGCAAAGGTTCTTAAACTATGGATCATTGACAATAACCAATCAACCAAGTGCTTCCTATTCTGCTGATGTGATAGAAAGTGCGGGTTCTTTCGTTGATATAATCCATAATTCAGAACTAAAAGGTGATATTGATGGTGGTGCCGGTGATGAAACAAATGGAACGGGGTTAACAACGGCGCAATTAAAGGATGAAACATATCTTGATGCTAATACAGGGCTTAATTTTTCTACAACTTGGGAAACAGGTGGTTATGATGGATATATGGATTTAATAGAAAATCCATATGATGGTGCTTTTATAATATATACAGGTGATGTTATTGTAATAAACCAAATCGTAAGTTCAGAACATGTTGATGCAGATAGTGGAAAAATAATTAGTCAAGTAACGGGAATTGATGAATCAACAGCAACAGCAAAAGGATTTGAAGTTGGTAATTCAGAAGAAAATTTAACACAAGACATTCCTATTTCAGTTGGGAATACATTTGAAGCCACATTAGATAATCTTGATGAATTAGATATAAAATATTACAGATCATATATCACTTATCAAGGCGAAACATTTTATTCAAATATAGAATCTTATACACATTATACATTAACTCAATTAGGAATAGATAATATTGTTGTTGATGATTATATACCTTCGTTTCCAAGGGGGCATAATATACATGGTAGTGCTTTATTAGATATAGGTGGAACAGAATATGTTTTTGGTTCTTCACGGGAACAAGGAATTAATAATACAGAAAATGATGTAAATGCTGTTTTTGTAAAAGTTCAAGCAAGTGATTATACCAATAAAATAGAAATGGACTTGTTGGATGAAGAAGGGCAAAAGTGCCATGATTTTAATCAACTTGTTTTTTGTAATGGTTTTTTGTGGACAATTGGAAGAACTGGAATTACAGCCGGAAGTGGAGCCAATCAATATGCTTATTTGTTCAGAATAGATCCTGACAGCTTAGAATATGTTGGATTTAAAAATACACCTGGTGCAATTGCCTTATTATCAACAGATTCACATGGAACAGATGGTGAAAGATTTTTATTCACCGGTGCAACGGATGTTGGAAAGATAGATACAGATGAATTAATAGGGGTATATGCAAATAGAACTTATACGGATTTCACAGTAGCATCAGTTGATTTTCCTATTTATGATAGTTCTTCACAAGGTTATTTCTTAGATCCGAGATCTCCAAATTCATTTAATACTATAACTAAAGGATTTATTCACAGTTATGTTGTAGATGGTGAATTTTTGTATTTAGAATACACTTCAAGCTCTAACTTTAATCAAGATGAACAAGAATCAGAATGTGAATTGCATAAAGTGAGAATATCAGACATGACAGCCGCGGGATATGCAAGAATTCCAAAATGTACAGATGATGCAACACAAAATGCTGAATGGATATTTTTAGGAATTGAAACGGGTATTACCCACGATGTTAATGACCAACGGTCAAAAAATATGGGATATGATTGGGGTTGTGCCGCTGTTAGAAAATCTGATATGGCATTATTTGTTATACCAAGGTTGCATTCAACTGACGAAAAAGGAACTTCATCTTATGCATCAACTGTTTTTGGTGATTTTTTAATAGATCAAAAGACAACAAGGTATTCATATGTTTTAGATATATCGGATCCTTCATCATGGACAGAAATAGATCAATTTGCAGATGCCGGAAGTTGGATTATAAATGATACTATTGGAAGCCATACTTTAAAAGTATTTAGATTATATGAAGATTATACAGATGAAAATGATAATACATTAACTAGCGGAATACCAAATGAAATAATGGTTGATTCTCAAAATAATTTCCATTCATTTGGATGGAATGGAAGCCCTTCTGGTTCACCATCTTCTTTAAGTAGATATACAATCGAAGGCATTTCATTTATTGGAAAACCCATTATTGACACTTTTACACCTGAATTAATTGATGATGAATTGCAATTAACGGGGAAAATAATAAATGAAAATGGTGCTGAAGTAACAAGTGTTGGTTTTGAATATTCTTCTGAACAAGATTTTTCAAGTGGTGTTACATCAATTAATTCAGTTATTGGCAATTTTACCAATTCATTAGATGTTAGTGGATTTCCTTTAGGAACTACATATATAAGGGCTTGGGGTGTTAATTCAGAAGGAAAAGGATATGGTGATATAGTTAGTTATACAATAGAAGCTGATTATACAAATTTATCAATAACCGGAACTTCAAGATTGTTGGATGAATCGCCTATTGAAAATGCACAAATAGCATTGTTTGATCAATTAACCTTTGAATTCATAGAATCAACAGTAACTAATGCTTCTGGCGAATATACATTCAACAACACAAATAACTTTGCTCCAAATAAAAAACATATTTTGATTTGTTTTAAATTAGGCGCCGAACCCCTTAAATCTGTAATTAAAATTGATGTGGTATTTGAATAATGGGAATAATTAACGAAGAATCAACCTTTGAAGAAGATATTTATCAACTAGAAACTGATGATCCGGTTGAGGGGGGTGAGCCAACTTTTGATGAAGAAGGAAATGTTACTGGTGGATGGGATAATGCCGCAATATCACAATTGGCAAATAGAACCAAATGGATAAAATCATTCCTTGATGCATTAGGTGATTTTAAATTAAATGCTACATTAGTTGATTCTGATTTAGACACATTCCGAACCTCTGGAATATACTATAAAGATATTGGTGATATAAATGGTCCAGAAAATAGCCGTGGGTTTGTAATAGTTGTTGATAAAACAGACGAAGCAAACAGATACACTATTCAATTGTTTATAGGTAGCGCTTCTGATGGGGAATTTTATTACCGTTATCATAACAATTCTAATTGGACTGGTTGGGCAAAAATCGGAACAAATGAAAGAATTGATGAATTAGAAACTTGGCTGGATAATCTACAAACAGAAATTGAAACAACTCTTTGGGATGATACAGGATTTGCTATTGGGCAACAATCAGCCGTAAATCCAGATACATTAGTTGATTCTGGATTTTATGATCAAGTCGAAGCAAATGGAACAGCAGGAACGCTTTTTGTTATAAAGTCTGTAAGAAACTATTCAACATTAATTGGTGAAATTCAAGTTATTCAATTTCATTATTCTGCTGGAATTGGTCAAATACAAACCAGAGCGGGATATACAAGTGATCAAACAATTGGTTCTTTAGTATTTGGTGATTGGAATATTATTTCCAAAGATAAAATTACTACACCGGTTGCAATGATTAGGTTATTTCCAGATGATACGGTTGGCGGTACAATAGGGGCTTGGCTTAGGTGTGATGGTGGTGCCGTTTCAAGAACTACTTATGGTGAACTATTTTCTGCAATAGGAACAGATTTTGGGGTTGGTGATGGTTCAACCACATTCAACTTACCAGATCTTTCATCAAGTGAACCCCATGCAAATATTGGTTATTATATAAATTCATTATCAGAATAATAAAATTAAAAATTATGTTTAAAAATATATCAATTGCTTCTCTTAATTGGGATGAAATAAAAACCACATTTTTCTTCTTCTTAGCCATTTTGTTGGCTGTCTTATCAGTCTATTGGACATTAAATTATTTCATTGAACTATCAAGTTTTTCCATTGGATTTGCAAAAGGAATACTTTGTGTTTATGGATTTTTTCTGTATGATAAGATAGTGTTAAGAAAAGTTGACACATTAACCGAAATCAAACAAGGAAACATAGCATATGCGATATTCTTATTTGCTCACGCTTATATTTTTGCTGCTTGTATTTCCGTTGCTTAATTGCACCGGTAAAACAACCAGTCCGGACAATGAAAAAATAACATTTATTGGGCCCATTACTGAATATGAAAATTTAGAAGTGTTGGATCCGTCTCCTGAAATTCATAAACCCGAACATTTGAAATTAGCTATTTCATATGAAGGAACAACAGAATTAACAGGAAATAATGATGGTATTGAAATTGAAAAGTTTTTATCCAATGTTGGATTATCTAAAGGAAATCCATATTGCGCCGCTTTCATTTCTTATATACTTGATGAAACGCCAAATATAAAAGAACCTACAATTAGGACAGCTTTGGCATCCAAGTTTATAACTAAAAAATCTATCTCTGCAAATGATGTTTTGTTGGGAAAAGAAATTCCCCCTGGAAGTATAATGATATTTCAAAAAGGGAATACCATTTTTGGACATGCAGCATTAGTTGAATCCCAAGAATCAAATTCAGAATTTTCAACCATTGAAGCCAATACAAAACCTGGTCCTTATGGAAACCAAAGGGATGGTGATGGAATTTGGTTTAGGGAAAGGGAAATACAGCCCGCAAATTACTTTAGAATAACTGAATTTACATTGGTTGCTTACAATCCTTTGGAATAATCATTGTGGTTTGTCTTTGACAGATCGCGATTCATGGTGAAAAAACCCCATTGCTTAAAAGCTTTGGGGTTTTGTTTTATAAAAAAATCCCACATCCAATTAAGAATGTGGGATGATTGAAATAAGATTTGTGTTAATCTAATTCTTCTTCTTCATCTGGAATTGGTGGTTGATCTGGAATAACTTCTTTTTGTTCTGTTGTTTCTTCTTGAACATCATCATCCAAATCATCTTCAATTTCTTCTGAATCAATAGATTCATCTAATTCTTCATTCAGATTTTCAATAGCATCTTCATCTATTTCTTCTGAATCAATATCATCTGCATCTAAATTAACCGTTTCTTTTTTTATTTCTGCATTTGCCGGCGCATGGGTGGTTATAATTGTTGCATCTTGAACTTCATCAACAGATTGCATTCCAATTATAACATCCGGGGCATACACTCTTGAAAAGAATGATGCTGCACGATACATTAGCATTTGATCTGGCATTGTTTGCCATTTTGAACCATTTTTAGAATACCACCCTTCCTTTACGGCAAGTTCAATAGACACCCAAGAACCCTTGTATTCTTCACCATTATTCAATCCTTTGGTTACTACCCTACACCGCTTATCTTCCACGGTTTCTTTAAGCGTCTTAGATGAACGGTTACCACCACTCCATTCTGTTTTTTGATAAGAAATAGTTTTTTTACCTAAATCTTCATACTCAAATCGAATAGGTTCAAATCTACCACATGAATTTAATGCTGCAATGATATATGCAGAACTCCAAGCTGGCCGGCCTTGGATTACATTCATATTTTGCATCACTTCAAACGGACCAATGCCAATTCTATTTGATATTTCCAATGCTACTAAGCAATTTGGAATATTATCTTGATACTGTTGTGGCACCATATCAGATTTTGAAAGCGCCGTTGCTTTCTTTTTTGCAAGTTCATAAATCACTTCATCATTTGAAGCAAATATACTTGTGTTATTACGGGTTGCTAATTGGTTTGACATAATATTATTTGGTTATTAGTATTTCATTTTTGTTAACAGTCATAAATGTTCCTTGTGGTGGTCCATGGTAAGTAGCTATTGAATGCCATAATGTACCGGTGAAAAGAAGTTTCACCCTTTCTTTAAAAGATAGATTCCAACAAGAAACAACTTCCCCTTCTTGCCCTAATCTATTGTAAAAAGCGGGAAGGGGTTCAAATCCTTCTTGATCTTCGGCAAAAATTATATTTTGTTCTTCAAATTTTATTGGTTTCATAGTGTTATTTTATTTTGGGTGATTCTTGATAAATTTTTCCATTTAATTTATTGCCGGCTTTCTTCTTTCCAACTTTTGCAAAAGAAACTAATTTGTTTGTTCCCATATCATCATATTGGCAAAATACATTAACACCAAATTCTGAACGGTATGGCGTCCATCCTCCCCATTGTTTAAAGAAAAACGGTACTTTGTATTCCTTACATTGTCTTTGAAGGTTTTCAAGCCAATTTGGGTGCATTATACGGGCTTTGCTTCCAGATTCTCCACCGACTATAACCCAATCAAAAAATGTATGTGGACATTCTTTTAAATTATCACCACAATTACTTGGATTAGAACAAAATTGGCAGATTTCAGGATTCTTACAAAGCCATTTATCTAAATCGACATCACCAATTAATGGTTCGCAGCTTAAAAACTTAATTTCTGTTGGTATTCTTTGAAGTGAAGGAATTCTTTTTTCTGCCGCTTCTTGATTTTCAACAGATGTTCCAATCCAAACATTATTTGGTATTTGAAAATGGGGTTCAAAATTATCAAAATCAGCCCAGCCAAAATCTTCAAACATATATGGAACATTACCTGGTCGTTTAGTCAAAAGCATCCAAATAAGATTTGGTGTTTTTTCTATCAAATGGAATAGTTCATATCTCCATTCTTCCAATTCCTTCCTATCTTCAAAAACATCTGCTAATGAAGCACAAAAAACCTTGTATTTAACACCTTCTTTTTTTGCCTTCTTATCCCATGAAATTGGTTTTTTCCAATTAGACGGTGATGTTTTTGTTCTTGTTCCATTATCACCCCATTCAGCTTTTGAAAATCTAACATCAACAAGTTGTTCAGCATAACAATATTTACAACCGGCGCTTACCTTAGAGCATCCAACCCAAGGATTAAATGTATAATCTGCCCATTCTATTTCTGTTTTACCCATTTTTGGACACCTTTCCATTTGATGTATAATCAATAGATGTAAACCTTTGTTGTTCATCCAATGCCAAGGGCAGTAGATAAGAAAGGTTATATATAGTTTTTATTTCCTTTGATAAGGGATAATTAAATATTTCTACTTTTTCAGATTCGTTAGATTTTGCAAGAAATATCAAATCTGAAAAACAAACAAAGTTATGAACAATCCAATCATCACCTTCCATACTTGAGAAGCTTCTTAATTTCCAAGATTGATCAATTAAATTCAATCCAGTTTCTTCATAAATTTCACGAACTATGGCATCAAGTGGTGTTTCATATTTTTCGACTTTTCCCCCAATTCCGTTTATAAATCCTTTTTGCCATTCTGGTTTTTCTTTATGTATCAAAAGAACTTTTGTTTTCTTGGTGTTGAATACAAAAGCCAATACCATTTCTTTTTTATTCATTATATCCTTGGTTTTATTATTGGAAACTTAACCCCTTTTCTTATGCTCAAATAGCTATACGAAAAAGAACCACAATCAACATTGTATTTAGTTGTGGTTTCATTAAAAATTGGATTATAAACATGGTATGAAATTTTAGTTTCACACTTATTTGTTGAATTTGATGCAAATACTAATAGCAAATGAATTAGTAGAAAATTAGTTTTAATCATTTGAATGCCCAATATGGTAATTGAATAGGCTTAATTTTATTTGAATAGGCAGGGAAATAACCATCTTGCCGGCATTCTTCATAGTGAACCAATGCTTGTTGATATGTCTTTCTTCCTAAATCAATCATTTCTTTAGGTGCATTTCTTACATCTACAATACCGGTTTCTTCTTCAACCAAGATGAAAACAAAAGCCTTTGGTTTCACACCAGTTTCTGCATAGAAACCATCCATATACCAAGCCGCTTCAACATGATACCAATAGTTTATGCAATCTTTTCCAAATTGAAATTCAGATATATCACGGCACTTTTTTAAATCCAATATCAAACCATTTGCATTTACGGTTTCTCTATCTGGCTTAAATTTAGAAGGTGTTCCAGTTAGTGGATGATTGAAAAAATAGGCTTGTTCATTATTTCCTTCATAGTCTAATAATTTCTTTGCCATTGGATGGGATAATATTTTATCAGCTAACCAACGGGCTTTTCTTGAATCATCAATTGATATAACTTCTTTGCCTTTGTTCTTTTCTATAAACAAACTTTTTTGGGCTTTATCATCTTTAGATTGACCCAATCCAATTGGTTGTATAGCATAAATATCATTGAAATTTTCAGGTTCCAAAATGTAGCAATGAACCAATGAACCAATCAACATTGCGTTGGATTGGGAAAACTTCTTTCTATTTGGATCCAAAAATTTTAGCCAATATTTATAGGGTAATTTTGAGAATTCATGTAATCCAGATCGCGAAATATATTCTGTATTACTATGATATTCTTCATTTGAAATATCTTTAATCATGGTGTTTTTTAAAATTATACAACGAAAATACTAAATTATTTTTGATAAATGCAAAATTATTTATAGTTTTACGGAAACCTTAAAAAATTGAAGCATGTCAAATAATATTGTAAATGAATTAGAAAAGCTTTGTATTGATTGCAATACAAATGTAACTGAACTTTGTAAAGATGCCGGTGTTGCAAGGGATAAGCTTTCGGGGTGGAAAACAAAAGAACCTTATACATTAATAGACATTAGAAAGCTTGTGGATGCGCTTAAATTGAAAGCAGAAGAAGTTGGTGTTGAGCTTCCTAATAAATTGCTTATATAATTTATGTTTCAATTACGCCCTTATCAAGATGATGGGGTTGGTGAAATTAGAAACTCATACATAGAAGGATATGAAGCGCCGTTATATATATTGCCAACTGGTGGTGGAAAAACGGTAATATTTAATTTTGTTGCAAGGAATTCAGCATCAAAATCTAAAAGAGTTTTAATCCTAATGCATAGGGTTGAATTAATTCGCCAAACCATTAAGAAGCTACAAGAAGATGGAATTATTCCTGGTGTTATTAATCCAAAGTTTACACCAAATCCATTAGCACCAATTCAAGTTGGATCCGTGCAAACAATATGGAGAAGAACGGAACGGATGCAACCACCAGATTTGATAATAATAGATGAAGCACATCATGCAACAGCTTCTACTTATACAAAGATTATTGAAGCATTTCCAAATGCAAAAATACTTGGTGTAACGGCAACACCAGAACGAACAGATGGAACGGGTTTAGGTGTAAATGCTGGTGGACATTTTGATACAATGATAATGGGTCCTCAAATCTATGAACTAATTCAAGAAGGTTATTTAGTTCAGCCCAAACATTATATGCCAAGTAATTCAATTGATTTTTCATCATTTCACCATAGAATGGGTGATTTTGTCAAATCAGAATTAGAAGATGCATTTGATAAACCACATATAACCGGTGATGCTGTTTCACATTATAGAAAATTGGCATATGGAAAGCCGGCTGTTGCCTTTTGCGTTTCTATTTCTCATGCCGAACATGTTGCAAAAGAATTTAGGAACGCAGGATATAGAAGTTGGAGTGTTGATGGAAAAACCGATGAAAGAAAAAGGCAATGGCTTATAAATGGTTTGGGAAATGGAAAAGTTGATGTATTAACATCCTGTGATTTGATAGGTGAAGGCGTTGATATACCATCCATATTTGCTTGTATTAACCTTAGACCAACCGAATCCCTTTCATTATACATACAACAAGGTGGAAGGGCTTTGAGACCAATTTATGCACCTGGTTATGACTTATCTACCAAAGAAGGAAGGCTTGCTTCTATTGCTGCAAGTGAAAAACCACATGCCATAATTTTGGATCATGCTGGCAATGCTTTAAGGCATGGATTATTGGATGAACACCGCCCTTGGACATTAGACGGAAAAAAGAAATCTTCTTATAGTGGGGCTTCAAAAGAAGGTGAAAATGTACGTGTTTTACAATGTGAAAAATGCTACAACGTGCATAAGCCCTTGCCTTTTTGTCCAGCTTGTGGACATAAATATGCCATACAATCAAGGGAAGTTGAAGTAAAAGAAGGAACTTTAAAAGAAATTTCTGAACAAGAAAAAGTTGCTTTAAAAAGGCAACGAATGAAAGAACAAGGACAAGCAAATAGTTATGATGCCTTGGCTGAATTAGGGAAGAAAAGGGGCTATAAACCTGGTTGGGCAAAACACATCGCAAAAGCAAGGGGTTATGATGTTCCAAAAAAAACAAAATAGTTTTGGATTTATCACAAATGATTTTATATATTTTCGCAATCCACAAATCAAAACAAAATTATGCTACTTACATTTAGTAAAAAATTCCCTTGGGGTGAATTAACTTTTTTTGAAACAAAAATAAATAATTCATTGCCAATTAAGTGTTTGAAGAAGCCGGCAAATATTGATTCTTCACAAACACCAAAAATTCATTCCATTAGAGCCGATGAAACTAAGCGTTGGAAAATTGGTATGGCAATAAACTTTTGGATGGGTTCACCAAGAAACCCATCAGTGAATCCAAAAAACTTTGCCAATCATAAAGTAATTGGAATTCAAGAAATAGAAATTATTCATTATGAAACTACAACAAAAGTTTATGTTGATGGAAGATTTTTGGATGGTTCCGAAATGAAAGAATTGGCTGTAAATGATGGGTTTAAAAGCACCAAAGAATTTTTACAATGGTTCAAGTATGATTATAAAGGAAGAATCATTCATTGGACAAACCATAAATATTAAATTAAAAACACCATGAAAACTGATATATATTTAATTGCAAACAAAAAGGGAATTGATAGAATGGTTAAAAGTGCAAAAGCAGCACTAAACCTAAACCGTGGTGAAATACCCATTAAATTAATTGTTGAAGTTCCTGATGAAAATTGGAAAAGTCCATTTCCAGAAAAATCAATTCGTGTTGATAGATGGGATAATGGGGTTGATATTGAAGATATTCAATTTGAAGGTGATTTTGTAACAGAAGAAGAAGCCGTTTTAATTCGTGAAAAAAGGTTGGAAAAAATCAAAGAAACCTTAGAACATAATGGTTATGAAGTAACGAAAAAAGAAGATGAAGAATAGAAAAATTTACATCGACTTTATATCAACCGGTTGTTGCTATTGGAAAAATAGTATGGTAAAACTTGATGCCATAATTGAAATTGATGGGGTTGTTGTTGATTCTTTTTCTTATACAATGGCACCACACCCAAAGGCATCAATTGATGAAAATCATCTATCTTCTTTTGGGCTTTCTGAACAAAAAGTAAAGCAGTTTTCGCCAATAAATTTAGTTATTAGTAACATAGTTTCTAAAATAAATACACATGTAATTGTTGGTGATGAAAAAACAAAGTTTTATTTAGTGGGTTGGGAAAACCTTCAATTTTTAGAAGCTCTTTTTAAGCAAGGAAAATCAACAGAATTCAATGATTTATTTTGGAAGCCATATATAGAAATGAAAACATTATTTTCTAATATGTTCTTTGGCTATTTTCACTTGATTGATGAATTTTTATTGAATCAATTAAGCCCATCTTTAGGAATTCAAGATGTTGAATCAAAAAATAATGTTGAATTGATGCAAGAATCATTTAATATAATTTCAAATTACACTCCAAAAAAGTCTGAATAGTGGCAGAATCAACAATCACCAAAAAAATAATGTTAGCACTTTCCAAGTGTGGTTGTAGGATATTCAGAAACAATACCGGAATGGCATATCAAGGAAAGGCAAAATATGTTAAAGGGGATATTTATTTAAAAAATTATAGGGTGTTACATGCTGGACTTTGTGAAGGAAGTTCAGATTTAATTGGCTGGACAACAATAGAAATAACAAAGGAAATGATTGGTTCTAAAGTGGCTGTTTTTACCGCTATCGAAGTAAAAGGAAAGCGAAACAAAGCAAGCAAAGAACAAAAGAACTTCATAAAACAAGTGAATGATGCCGGTGGCATTTCAGGAATTTCCAGATCAGAAAAAGAATCCACAGATCTAATTGAGAATGGCAAAAATAGATACAACAGAGCTACAAAATAAAATAAATATAGTTCATGTAGTTGATAAGCACGTTCCCTTACAAAAAAGGGGATCCGAACATTATGGCATATGTCCTTTCCACGATGATAATAAATCATCATTACAAGTAAATGAAACTAAACAAGTTTACAAGTGCTTTGCGTGTGGTGCTGGCGGTGATGCAATTGACTTTTTAACGCGTTTAGGGCTTTCTTTTAAAGATGCTTGCAACGAATTAGCAGGAAATGATTCATTTGCAGAATTGAACC